GGGAGTGACCTTAAATCGGCGCGGTACTGACTCATTTCGTCCGACATCGTTACGTCACTCAGGGCAAAGTAATCTGTTTCCGCTAACTTGTTGTTGCGTTCATTTCTTAATGCTTGAAAGGCCCGTTCGCTTTTTTTGGACTCCCATTCGGATTCTTCTGCCACCCTAGCTGTATGTTCAGCGTCCGACATCTCGATGTTAACACCATCGACGTTCTTAAAATAATTAGGCATGTGCTATCCCCCAACAACTTAGGCGGCCAGTAGCAACATTGCCAGATGAAAAAAAGTACTGAATCCGATCCAGCGTTATTACAGATTTACGCGTTCCATAAAAAACTCTACCGCCGGAAAGCCCATCGGTTCTGGCCCACACTCCATGCCCCGAAATACCAGGCCTAGTAGTCCCGTCTCCAGGCCTATGTAGGTAAGCTATAAAGCCTTGGCCTTCACCAGCCGCACTCCCAGTATTATCTTGGCCGCCAATATCAATTTGAGCATCAGCATTATCTGAACCTCCTTGGGTAGAGGGAGAAGAACCGGCTCCTGCCCCTTCAGTATTACCGTAATAAAGCCAAAAATAGTCGCTCGCTCCACTATCAAATCCACCACTGTCACCCATACGGATGTAGGGGCGTACATTGTCCGTGGCTGGAACTAAATCTGACCCTGCAATGCAGTACGTGTCATATGTAGAATCCAGGCCTGTAATATCTAAACTAGCTGATCCGCTGGCAACAGCAGTACCAATTATGTTCCATGAACCGCCACTTACAAGATCCAGTATACCCTGCACCGTATCACGCTTGGTATTATTACTATCCGTTGCATCTCCGTATGCAAGGAGATCGCTCGCTGTTATTGTTACGTCTGAATAATCACCAATGAGTGCGTCTTTGGTGAGAGTGCCGTCAATGTTGTTTGCTGCAATTTTTGCTGTGGTAATTGCATCGTCATCTATAGCTGCCGTTGAGACTTTTCCTGCAATCGGTGCAGGTCCAATAATTCTCATTATGTAATCTCCATTACTGACAGTGCCACGTCCAATGCTCCACTTCCTGTGACAGATAAAGTATCAGTCGTTTCCATGACGACCTTATTACCACTAAGCAAATCGAGGGTTGTGTTCCCTGGGACCGCCGTCGTCGTTAAAAGTTCAACGGCTTGGTTAGCTTCGTCGTTCGCTCCAGCCCGATTAGCTGTATCAGTTCCAAGAGTCACAGTCGCATTGACTGAACCGCTGGTGGTGTTCCCCAGCATCAGTCCTAATATGACTGTGGTTGTACTGCCAGCTACAGTGTAGATTACATCCGCGGAAGTCACTCCAGCCTTAGTTATAACTTTGAATGTATTTGCCATGTTTTAGTCCTTTCGGGGATACTTCCCCCCTTTAGTTATCCAAGCGCAATTGCTAACGTCGTCGCGTCGGTTGTTGTGTCCGTAGTTTGGATTGGTGTGAGTAATTGAAAATTGGTGCCGTCGTATGAAATCAACCCTATGGCGTTGGCAGGAATATCCCCCGACGCGAGAGCCGTCGCCTGGTTCTTGACAATCGATTTTGCTCCGAGGCTATCCACGTTGATCGTCGCCGCGCCCGTGTTGGCATGATTGAACTTGACCAGATAGGTATCCCCAGCGGCATAGGCCGCGACTACTCTACTTGCAGCCAGAACGTAAGTATTAGACGAACCCGATGTGCTGATTGAACCATTATTATCAGCATAGAACCTTGCAAGCATTCCTTCTAATGCTCTGGCCCCATTATTGACCGTGCTTGGGGCCTGATTCTCAGGAAATCGAGCCGTATTAGAGGCGTCTGTGGTGTTGAGTGAGGAAATTTCGGCCATTATCTTCTACCTCCGTATATAGCCCCAGCGCCGATACCTGGAGCCTGTAATGCTCGAATACCCCCGGCTAGTTTAGGCGCAAATTGCGGGTTTGCACCTCGACTTAATGCCCAGTTTAAAGCCGCTTGGCCTGGGCGAGTGTATGCTCCTGCCAACGCACCAGTAAGCCCGACTGCTACAGGATCTATTTGTTGCGCTAAACCACCTAATGCGCCGAGAGCTACTAATGCCCTTGGCGTTGTTCCAGACTCGCCTATAGTTTGTGACAGTCTTTGCGTAGCGGGATCAGACAGGTCTTGCATTTCTCCCTTACCTCTCGCAAATTTTCTTCTCCCCGCTGCCCGTCTGACAGCCCTGTTTAAATCGCTTGCCGTAAAGACGCCTGATATATCCTCTGGGTCTCTAAAAGAAAAAGTGGATGGGGTTGTCCTTACAGTCGCAGAAGGGCTTCCAGCAGCGTCCTCTACTATCTGGCTTCTTGACCATGCCCTGTTTATCTTCTGTAAAAACTGCCCCTGTTCAGGAGTGTTATGAGGGGATCTTTCCAGCCCCTCTCTTAATAAACGCCTTGTCTGAATTAAGGCGTCCCTGAGGTCTGTATCAGCCCCGCTTGCGTTGGGTTTATTATAACTTTTAATTTTTTTGGTAAGCTCGGACTCTACTTTTTTGAATGATTCTCCCCTCATTTCACCGTTGGCACCTAGTTTCTTTATTACATTATCATCAAGATATTGCTTAAAAAACTTCCCTTTTTCTATTGATTTTGCCATATCTGCCAATTCAGATATTTCGCTTTTGAATCTAAGGTCTGCCTGAAATCTTACGTTTGGCAAAAGTTCATCATAGGCACCTGATAACTTTGTCAGCATTTCGTCTATGCCAGTTCTCCCGACGGGAGTATTATCGTCGAGTTTTTGCCCTATCGGACTTAATACCCTGTTGATAGCTGCACGATTAAAATCATCAATAGCTCTTCGTTGTGCGCCTTTGATAGCTCCTCCAGCTATAGGAATGCTTGTGGCAAGGTCTTCAAGTCCTTGAACAACACCCCCCATTCTCTGACCCGGAGTTAAACTGATTCCTTCCTGTATTAATTTTTGTGCTGTTCCTGCCGCACTCGACTTAGGCATAACGAGCCTTGACACACCGCCGAGAGCCGCAGGGATTGCCATGCCCAAAGGAAGGCCAATAGCCGCACCTATCGCGGCATTCTTTAATCTTTCACCTTCCTTCGCATACCCGCTCCCGGCCACGGCACCCTGACCAGCGGTTATCCCGCCCGAAGTTAAATATTGGGCTAACTTGGGTGCATTCTGAATAGCCTTCATTCCTAAAACTTTAGCGGCACCCAGACCACCCGTACCGGCACCCCCGGCAAGCTCAAGTCCAAACGCTGTCTTGGGGTGGGCTTCCCCGAACTCATCTAAAACTCCGCGAGCTTCGGCCAGATGCTCCTCGTAAGTCTTGTCACCGTATATCTCTGGCAAACGTGACCTTACCAATGCCCGTAACTCGTCTGCATAACCGAACGTCGCACCAGAGGCCACTTTCCCAGCCGCCCCTACAATATCATCCCATAATGTGCGGTCTATTTCCCCCGCCACGTTCTTTTTCGCTTGCGTGTCGTCTTCTCCAGGAGCCGCTTCTTTTGCTATTTTTTCTCTGACTTCTGCTATGGCTTGTTGCTGTTGTTCATTCATGTCTACGAACCTTCACGGAAGAGTCTTTGTTGCTTCGGAGACATTCTACTCCAAACTTCAGGCCACTCGTCCTTATCGACACCATCAGGGACAGGAGGTATCCTGACAGGACGCCCAAACTCATCAAAAGATAATTCATACCGTTCTGAAAGTTGATCTGCCCTCTCTTCTGAGATTTTTCCTTCCGCTACCAGTTTTTGGATTTGTTCTGGTGAGCCGTGGACAATATCCATGTAAATATTGTGAACACGCTTCAGATTGTCCGAAATAACTTCTTTTCTTTGACTTAGATCAAGTGACCCTAAAACCTGTTCCAATCGTTTCTGTTGCTGGATTGGCACCTGGCCTAACGCACCACCTGTTTCACTCCCCTCCTTGATTGACTGTAGTTGATCAAGGCCAATGTTGGATAATGCCGACTCTATATGTCCCTTTGCTTCGGCTGCTGGAAGAAATTCTTTAAGTTTGGGGTATTCCGCAGTAACCCCGCCAACAATTCCTGATGCGCTCAACCAGCCGGGATTTTGTACAATATCAAGCGCACGGCCTATGTCCTGTATCACCGTCCCACC